AGAGTCCATGCAATGAGTTTGTTGTGTCAAACAAAACAGCGCGATTGAATTTAGGCATCACTTCTTTTACGAGGTTGGACGGCTCGCTCCACATCCCTAAGTGCCCGCCAAAGTCTTTGTGCCAGTCTGGTGTCAGATACACGATTAGATTTAACCGTCTCTCAAGCAGTAGCTTGGGGTGTATGGAGTAGTCCAGATGCGGGTTTAACTTTCCCCCAGAGATGTGTCTGTGCATACCAGCACCATGCAGACCAGCGTCAGCATAGAGTTTGCAACCAGTCAGGTGTTCAATCTGCTGCACAAAGTCTGGCGAGACAAGGTGCTGCATTGCTTTATAAATACTGGCTGGAAAAGCACCCCAATGATTCATGGTTGACTTGTGTTCAAGTGCATTGTTGTAATGCACCCAGAAGTCTTTTACTGTGTCAAAGTCTTGAGATATTTGTAACGCTAGTTGCGTTGGAAAGAAGTCATCTATTACCAAGTGCTTGAATGGATGCTCGGAATGCCAAGCAAATGTGTGTGTCTTCATATTTCACCAAAGAATGCAGCAGTCAATGGGTCGCGCTTAATCTTGCGTCTTAGTTGATTCTGCTTGGTTAGTCTTCTTTCCTTTGCGTCTGCATCTTCTTTGGCTCGGTGCTTACGCAACCGCGAGCTGCTGCTCACAGGCTCTGGTTTCTCTGCATCCACTCCAATGCCGTAGCGGTACACGGCAGACCATTGCGTCACACTCGTCTTACGCCACGACTGGATGTGAACTCTGCCTTCTTCTCTGAGTTTTTGGATCATGTCTCTGCTAGACCTGAGCGTGCAATGGAGAAGGTCAGCCAACTCGACGGCTGTGTATCCCTTCTGAGTGATCAGGTTGACCAGTTTAGGTAGTCTGCTTGATCTCATTGTTCACGCCTAGATATTTCACGGTCTAAATACCAACGCGCTTTTTTCAAGTCTTCTATTGCGTCATTCTTGTGGTCTGCACGCAGCACATACTTGATGACATTGCCTAAGCAAAAGTTCATGTGTTCTGTGATGCGGATCACCTCAACACCAGACGGGTGGCTGTTGTAGTGCTTGGGTTTATTTACATTGTCAGTCATGTGATGGTTGTCATGTGAATTTTTGCAATTAACTCTACATAATGGCGTAAGCGCAAGTCATATTCAGTGAGCAATTTTCTTAACTCATTGTTTTCTGACTTTAAATGCTCAACCTCTGTTTGAGATATTAAGACCTTAATTTCTAAATCGTCTTCATAGTCCAACTCAGAAAAGGCTGCATCGAGTTTTTCTTGATCCATTTTTCACCTCTTGTTTAAGAAGAGCAAATTATCATAACCTATTGATTTGTTTGTCAATTAGGTCACAAATATTTAATCTTGTCAGCATCTAATACTCACCATGCAGATAAAACGCGTTGATATTCGACTCGATTCGGTACAGATGAGATTGTCTGTACTTCAAAGAAAGTGCCTACCTTTTGATAAACCTTATGACACGACTTCTGGATATTGGTGGATTGCTGTTAAGGATGGCGTGGATATTGGTTTCGCAGGTCTTGTTCATTCTTCTCGCTGGTCTGATTGCTGTAATCTTATACGCGCTGGCGTTGTACCTGATCATCGTGGACAGGGGCTACAGAAAAAGTTTATTCGGGTGCGCATCCGACAAGCGAAAGCTCTCAAAATGAATTGGATTGTCACCAGCACTTACGACAACCCAGCATCGGCAAATTCACTTATTGCGTGTGGCTTCAAAATGTTTGACCCAAGCGTGCCTTGGATGACAGCACACACTTCGTATTGGCGACTCAAACTGGAATAGTTATGCCCCAAACACCTAATATTTCTGACGCTGAATTTATAGAGCTGTGGAAAACACACCAATCTATTGCTGCCGTACACAAAATCATAGGGGGTAATATACGAACTCTTCAGAGGCGTAGGGTTAATTTAGAGACCAAATATGGTCTGTTAATGGAAGCCAAGAATCCACATGGAAGACCGCCAAAACCTCAAACTGCGTATGAGCGTAAAGAACTTGGCATATTGAATGGGCAAGTCATAGTATTTAGCGACGCGCACTTTTTTCCAAACATACGCACGACTGCCTTTAATGGTCTTTTATGGGCGATAAAAGAGTTTAAGCCGTCAGTTGTGGTGTGTAATGGGGATGCGCTGGACGGTGCATCTATCAGCCGTCACCCAGAATCTGGCATTGGTCCAAAGATGCCGACTCTTATTGAGGAGCTGAAGGCTTGTCAAGGGTTCATGGGAGAGATCGAGGAAACAGCGAAACAAGCACGGCACAACTGCAAGTTAATCTGGACTTGGGGCAACCACGACGCAAGATTTAATGCTCGTCTGGCAGCCAACGCTCCAGAGTTTGCCAAAACCTATGGGTTCAAACTAGAAGATCATTTCCCAACTTGGGAGTTCTGTATGTCGGTATGGGCGACTCCAGATGTGGTGATCAAGCACCGCTATAAGGGCGGTGTACACGCAACCCACAACAATACGGTCGGTGCTGGCAAGACCATCGTCACAGGTCACCTACACAGCCTTAAAGTGACACCATATAGCGACTACAACGGCAACCGATATGGCGTTGATACTGGTACGCTGGCGCACCCAAATGGACCGCAGTTTGCCTACGGTGAGGACAATCCCCTAAATCACCGTTCTGGTTTCGTAATTCTGTCATTTTCTGAGGGGAAACTTCTTATGCCAGAGATCGTCCAAGTATGGGGAGACGAGGGGCAAGTTGAATTTAGGGGAAAAATTATCAATGTCACTTAAAAGGATTTGTATGTACAAGATAGAAATTTCATTGGGCTGGGAAGAGAAAGTCGTTATCGAAACCGACGACTTCAACAAGATCGCTTTATTGCAAGAGTTCATTGCGTTGCAAGAAGACTGCGGTTGGTGCGCTGAAGATGAAGAGGACGACGAGCTGTCATTCGAAGACGAAGACGGTAATGTCTGGTATTACGACGAAGAACTCGACGAGTGGATCGAGTGGGTAGAAGACGAAGAGGAAGAAGAAGAAGAAGAAGACGAAGAAGATCAAGAGTAAAGCATATGCCTCACATCGGACAGAGTTTCTTCAATACTTATTAAAGTTTGTTTTTCAGAAACATCATGTTTTGTATGTGAGCGCATTGCCTCACTTATTTCTACCAAAGCCATCCATGCCTCATCAGCGTGGATGGCTTTTTTTGCGTCGTCAATGTTGTCAAACTCTAGAGTTACTTTCACTTGTCCTCCGACAGCATAAAGATTGCGACGATAGTAGCAATAACAGCTACCGCGCCAAACATAATTAAGAACACAACCCACAATACTGTTTCTAGCATTTTTTACCTTTCTGTCCCGATCAGGACATTTTTTATCATCTAAGAGTGTTTTTGTGCATTTATGACCCTAACGGGATATTTTTTGCATGAAATTTCAATGAGACTCATCGGAAGGTTTCACTTCTTCAGCAGACCAGCAGCGCACAAACCATACATCGCCATACTCTTGAATTAGTTTTGCTGGATAACCTTTGCTAATTATCCAGTCACGCATCACGCCATCGCTGGCAGGGTCGTATATAGCAGGGAAGCCATATCGCCAGCCTTCTGGTGGGTCAACCCATAACGATTGGTTTACATCTGGTTGTATCTCTTGCCCTAGTCTCTGCACTTCACGCATTGCTTTCTCCGACTTGATACTTAAATCATAAACATCTTCGTACAAGCCCAAACGCACATTTTCTTGATGCAATAAGTCCAGTGGATCGGACAAATTGTCGTGTTTTTGTTCATTATGTTGAACATTTGGCGCGAGTTTGGCGCGAGTCTGTCTTTTGCGCCACAAACTCATGACACTTTCTCCTCAATGACGGTTGCTCTTCTGGCTCTAATCTCTCGCTCCACAAGGTCTAAGGCTTTCTCAAGTTGCCCTATGGTGCAGACATCGAGCTGTGCGTCATGCACTTCGTAGGCATAGTTTATGTCTGTCAATTCCTGTGCCTTGGCAACAAACCTGTCGTCACGATTGATACCGCGACGAGATAACTCAAGTAAAGAATTCTGACCCTGCTTTACTTCTGCAATGTATTCATTCCCAGTACCAAGGCGACAGAGCGCTTCGGAGACATTAAGGGCAGCAATGATAGCGTCCATGTCTTCACGGCTTGCCTGACCTGTTCTAAGGGCTTCCAGACAGCTATGGTTCTTAATCTTTAAGTCCAAGGCGACGCTGCCTGTATCGCCAACGAGACGCAAGCCTTGGAGCACATAGGTCAATGCGTCAGCGCGGACTGGTCTGGGCTTGTATTTACTTCTTTTTCGCATTTGCTTTGTGCCTTGGGCAAGTGATGCAGGTTATCTTTGGCAGGGACTGGCAGACACCAAGGGTGTCGCACTTGGTCTGAGTCTTGACCCACGATGGAGTCTTGACCCATTGCGTCTTAAAGACTGGCTGCGTCATTGCATCACAATCATTTGAGTCTCTAACTCCTTGACGCGCTCGGTTAACTCCTTAACAGTTAACTCTGCGATCTCCAGCTCGTTGCCGTGAGCGCGTTGCGCCATCTTCATTCCACTATCGTATCCAAGCATTGCACCTTTGTGGGCTACTTCGCTTACCAGCTTGGCGATGTCTTGTGGCGACATGATGCGTGCCTTGCCTTCAGATGCCTTCAAGTAACCCAGAACGATCTCTTCGATTTTCTTTTGGACTGACATATTAGTTTCCTGTAATTAAGAGAGCTGCAATGATGCCGACAGATACGCCAGCAAGGAAGATGAACACGCAGTCAACAAATCTTATTGACTTGTCTTGGTAAGGACCATCGACCTCTAAGTTTTGTGTGTAGTTTTGATGTTTCATTATTCGCTTTCAGAGTTAAACATTACAAGGGCTTCTTCGCAGATGTGATCCACGATGGACTGCATAAGAAGGTGGGCGATGTCAATGTCACCACAAAAGGCATTGACCAGATTCATGCAAGCTGGGAAGTCTGGCGCTTCCCCGTGGTTTAGTTCTTCAGGTTCGTGTTCGAGAAAGCAGACGAGCGTGACCCCTTCCACTTCGCACTTAAATCTAAATAAAGTTTCTAGCATTTCGTTTGCTCCTTAGCATTGGTTGTTGATATGCCGATCATACATTATTTGACTCAGTAGTCAAGACCATACAACCTACTCAACTATTACCACAATACAATAGACCTCGACAGGGTGTAGTTTCCCTGTCACCTGTGGCTTATGTCTCCGCAAGAGTCGCAGTTGCCTTGATAGGGGCTGGGTGACAGGACTCAGCCCCTTTTTTTGCCTGTCTTGTTTAACTTGTCAATTCTAGGTTAACATAGTCAGCATGAACTACATAACCGAAATCATAGAACGCGCTGACAAGGCGGGGTTCAAGATGTCCGATATATGCCGTGAAGCTGGCATTGATCAGGCTCAAATGTCTCGATGGATAGCAGGGCATACAGTCCCACTTATCACCTCAATCGAGAAACTTAAAACCGCCACAGATCGCTTGATCGCATCACGGGTCGAGGCTCTGGGGGTTAAACATGATTAGACAACTTGGGATTGATGTCGGCAACAACGGTGCGATTGCATTGATCGTTGATGGCGTATTGGAGCGTGTCGAAGATATGCCAATAGTTGAGATCAAACGCGGTAAGACTACAAAGCGCCAAGTGTCTGCGCAAGCCTTGGTCGGTATCTTGAAGGATATGAACCCAATGCACGCAGCAGTCGAGAAGGTTTCCTCAATGCCAAACCAAGGTGTGAGTTCCATGTTTGCGTTTGGACGCTCTGCTGGGGTCATTGAGGGTGTTCTGGCAGCGCTCCAAGTACCTGTGACTTATGTCCAGCCAGCAGTCTGGGCGAGGACTATGAACAAGGGTTACGGTAAGGACGCAAGTCGTCACCGCGCAATGGAGTTATTCCCAGACAAGCAGGAATGGTTTAAGTTGGTTAAGCACGACGGTCGCGCTGAAGCTGTGCTGATTGCAATGTGGGGGTTAAAGCAGTTATGAACGACGACGAACGCAACACAATGCGCGAGCACATTGTTTGGTTAACTCAGGAGCTGGAGACAACCCGCAAACAATTAAAGATAAGGGACGATCTTCTCTCAGAGTTACTTGATCCAGATCAACTTGGTCACGCAGTAACTAATGAAGTCCGCGGTCGCATCTACACACTTTTGCACTTACAGGAAAAAGAATAATGATAAAACTACGCCCATCGGCAGCTACGCGCTGGCTCTCATGTCCTGCATCTGTGAGGCTTTGTGCAGACATCCCGCACCAGCCAGCAGGAGAAGCTGCGCAGATCGGTACTGTAATACATGAGGTGGCTGAGACTGCATTCCTTACTAATTCAAGCCCCTACGACTGGGTAGGCAAGACCATCAAGGACATTCTTATCACCGAGCAGAACGCTGACTTTGCAGCAGCTCATGTGAACCACATCAGGGACTTGGAGTTAAGACTTGGCACATTGAAGGTCGAGCAGTATGTCACCGTGTACAAGGACAAGGACATCGAGCTGGGTGGTACTGCCGATGTGGTTGCATGGAACGACGAGAAGTCAACTCTGGTCATTGCGGACTTGAAGACTGGCAGAGGCTATGTGGACGCTGATTCGGATCAGATGAAGATATACGCCATCGGTGCGATGCGTCACGCAAAGATTGAATTCAACAACATCGAGCTGTCGATCATTCAACCGCATCACGGTGAACCCCGTACACACAAGATTACATTCAAAGAATTAAACGACTGGGCAGCGACAAGATTAACCCCAGCGATTCAAGCAATCAAGAAGGGCGATACAGAACCCACGCCAACAGAAGATGGTTGCCAATGGTGTCCAGCAAAAGCAATCTGTCCTGCGCAACGCAAAGGCTTTGAGGTCATTGCTGCCACACCAAATCTTGCTGTGATGTCTAAAGAAGAGATGAAGTCTGTGGTGGTGACACTATCACCAGAGCAGATCGCAGACTTGCTAGAACGCGCTCCGCTTGTTGAGAAGTTCATCGATGCAGTCAGAGACCACGCAGTTAAACGCATCGAGGCTGGTGAAGTGATCAAGGGCTGGCAGATGCAGCCGAAGCGTGCCTACCGCAAGTGGATTGACGAGAAGGACGCTAAGAATCAATTACATGACGCTGGTATCCCTGCGGATCAGTTGGTCTCTAGCGAACTAATTAGCCCATCTGAGGCATCAAAGCTCTTATCTAAAGAGCATAAAGACTTAATTGACAAACTCACAGCGAAGGTGAGTAGTGGTCTCACCCTTGCGCGAGATTACTCATTAGGTCAATAATCATTCCCCCAAACCGTTGCAAACAAATGCAACATTTTTTTAAACTCGAAAGGCTCAAATGCTTAATCTATCTAGTTCTTCTGGCGGTGGTAACTACATCCGCTTTATGCCAAGTGCAAACGCATGGCTTAACTCAAACAAAGAAGAGTTCACACCAAAGAAAATGGTTGTCGATACAGACTCACTACAAACAGGTTGGATGCACCTTGGAGAAGGTGTGCGCGACTGGCAGCCAGATGTGTCGTTGGGTAAGAAAGGTGCTCAACCTAGCCCAGATCACAAGCGTGGTTTCTCCATCAAGTTCTACAACAAAGAGATGGGCGTTGTTGAGTGGTCAGCAAACGGCACAGGTCCAAACATGGGACTTGAAAAACTGTGGAAAGCAATCGAGGCAGGACAAGCAGCCAATGCGGGAAAGTATCCAGTCATAGAGTACAAAGGCTCGACGCTTGAGAAGATCGGCAAAGGCTCGACACGCATTCCTAACTTTGATGTGACGAGCTGGATTGAGAGACCAGCAGGTATGGACTCAGTTGACGACGGCTCGCAAACATTTGACAGTGACGGCAAGATAACGATGGGTGCTCCAGTTGCTAAGGCAGCACCAGCTCCAGCGAAAGTGGACGACGAAGAAGAAATGTTCTAGGCATTTTGAGTTGCGGGGCTGGCTGAAAGGTCAGGCTCGTTTTTTTTCCTCTATAAGAATTACAAGGATAAGAAATGAACAAAATTGAATTTGGAGATTGTCGAGAGACGATGCGAAGGTGGGCTAGTGAAGGAGTAAAGGTTCAGACTTGCGTGACAAGTCCTCCTTACTATGGATTACGGGATTATGGACACGACGGGCAGATTGGATTAGAAGAGACACCAGATCAATACATAGAGGCGATGGTCGA